GGCCCGCCGCCGCGTGGACGGCGAGCAGTTCGCGGGCATGCTCACGGTCGGTGTCGGAGGCGCGGTATTCGGCCGGCCCGAATTCGGGCCGGCGCGGAACCGATGGTGCCATGCCATCGGTCAGGTGCGGCAGGCCCTCGAACAGCTGCGCCAGCTCACCCGTGGTCCTCGCCGCACTCACAGCGGCGATCTTCTCCTCCACCTGCGCGACGGTCAGGTGGCCCAGCCGCTCGTAGGTCTGGAGCATGGTGACCGCCGACTTGCGGTCACTGCCAACCACTTCGCCATCAGGTGGGCCGAATAGCTGGCCGGACCGGACCTGGGTGATCAGCTTCGCCAGGTACTGCTCGGGGGAAGCGGTGAGCGGCGGCTTCCCGGCGGTCATCGGGTTGACCATCTCCGGGTTGTCGGCCTCCATCTTCTGGATCAGGTCGGCGATCAGCTGCGCTTCCATGGTGACCTGCGGGATGTAGCTCTTCGGGATGGTGCGCGTGGTGCCCAGCATGCGGTTCAGCACCGGCAGCGGGATCGGCTCGTTACCGCCGGCGATCGGCGGCTTGTCGTCGTCAGCGCGGATCTCGTTGACCGTCCGCGTGCCGATGTTCCGCTGAATCTCATACACCTGGGTGCGGGTATGCGGGTCCATCTTCAGCAGGTCATCGACATCGAACTTCACGAACTGGGTGGCGGGCAGCATCGTCGTCAGCAGGTGCTCCCACCGGGTGAGCCACGGGCGGAGCGTGGTGATCAGCTCGTCCAGCAGGTTCATCGTGACGTTTGAGTAGGTGAGGCCATCGTTGCGGGTGCCGCCGACCCGGTACGGCTGCACACCGTAGATCGCGGCGATCTGGGTTGCGTTCAGCTGCATCGCCTGAATGAACGCCGCCTCGTTCTGCGGGACGGTGAGCGCCTTGTAGTCCCAGTCCCGGCCATACACCAGTGGCTGCCGCATGCGGATCGTGTCGGTGAGCCGCTGCCGGATCTGCTTCGCCTGCTGGTCGTTGACCTCTTCGTTGACGTTCTGGAAGGTGCCGGGGGGGAAGCCGCCGTTCTGGAACCAGTCAGCCGAATACTTCAGGGCGTCTATGCCCTGTCCCCACAGCAGGGCGAACGCCTTGAGGGGGCTGACTCCCTCGACCCGGCCAGCGATGCTGAACGCCTTCAGCTGGATCAGGTCAGTGCGTTCTATCAGCCGGCCGCTGTAATAGATCCGCGCCCGCATCGGGTTCTCAGGCTGCTGCTCATCGTCCTGGACACTCATCCGGTCACCCGGCAGCCACGCCACGCCAGTCGGCAGGCCAAGCCCATCGGAGCCGGCGATGCCGCCCCGGTTGGTGATCAGGCCCCAGGCGGTGCCATGCAGCAGCGCCGACGTGGAGCCGGTGAACATCCAGTCGTACATCGTGCCGCTGACTTGCGGGCCACCACCGGCGACGGGCGAGCCGAGCAGCATGGTGGAGAAGATGCGCTCGCTGTCCCCGTTGGGCAGCTGCCGGTACACTTTAATCGGGAGCGAAGCGATCTGATCCGCTATGAAGCGAATAGCTGAGTAACAAGCACCGAGCGATAGGACCGTGTCTACGCCCTGGGTTTCCCGCGCCGGGTGAGTCGGCCCACCGATGTTGAATTTCCAGTACGGATTACGTTAGTAATCGCCACGGCTGCCACGGCACTCCACCGATAGTTCTCGTCTCGATGTTGATCCGGTCAACCAGGCCCATCACCACCACCCCCCTTCGGCTACCATATAAACATGCGTACTGGTGGCAACTACGGCGTTAAGCGTGGCTCCGACCTTCGGCCGAGAGAGCGTCGGTCCGACAAGGGACGCCGCAGGGGATGGAATCGCACCCCGGAATACAACTCCTGGGTGCAGATGTGCTCGCGCTGCAATAACCTCAACCACCCGCGTTATGCGGACTGGGGCGGGCGCGGAATCACCGTTTCCGAGCGATGGCAAGGATGGTTCGGATTCGACAACTTCCTGGCCGACATGGGCAGCCGCCCACCGGGCACCACGCTGGAGCGCCTCGACAACGACGGCAACTACGGGCCTGATAACTGCTGCTGGGCCACGGTTGCTCAGCAGAACCGAAACAAGCGGTCCACCAAGCTGACCACCGAGGTCATCCTGGAGATCGAGCGCCTGCTGGACGGGGGGACCAGCCTCAAGGTCATCGCCGAAGCTACCGGGATTAACCGCCACAGTGTCGGCACGGTGGCCACTACGATCCAGGCCCTGCGCTCCGAGCACCCGTAGCCTCCCGCCCACGCGAATAGTGGCGGCGGCCACGCCTGGGACCAGCTTAGCCTGGCCCGAGGTTCTTGGCGTGTTCCCAGGTGACGATGTCTGCCGCCGCCACCTTGTTGGCCCCGGTGTGGCGCTTATATGGCCACTGGCCAAGGTCATGGGCGAGCTGCACGTCCGCCGGGGTGGCCACGTCAGGCACCGGGACTGGAACTGGCGTGGGGGGCACGGGGACCGGGGCGGGCAGTGTGGCCGGGATGGGCACGGTCGCGTCGCCCTGCTCGGCCAGCAGCCGGGTGAGGGTGTCCCAGCTCATCGAGAACGAGCCATTGTTTCCCCAGGACGTGCCCCAGGAGTTGTCCAGGTAGACCAGATTCGAGGAGGTGTCGAGCCCACGGGCGACGATCTCATGGCCGCCCCGGATCTGCGCACCGCTGGAGATAGCCACTAGGCCGCTGGAGCTGGGGTTGTCGAAGCTGTCGTACCAGTTACAGCCGATCAGCACCGGGCCGGCTGACAGGGCCTGGAGGGCGGTGTTCAGGTCGAAGCAGTGGGTGTAGCCGGACAGCAGGCCCGTGTTCTGTGCCGCCTTGCACACGCTCAGTCCGTCGCTGCCGGTGTCGTCAGGCGGGTAGGAGCCGGAATAGCCGTCGAGCCGGGTGGCCGCGCCATACAGGTTGACCGCCCCCGCCTCGTTCAGCGTCATGTGCTGGGCAGGCAGGCCCTCGTAGACCGGCGTGGTGCCACATGCACCGACCATCGCGTTGCCGGTGCAGGAGCCGAGGTTCCCCTGATCGAGGATGCCGATCATCCGCGCCCATGTCACCGTCCGCAGGGCGGCATCGCTGCGGTAGGCATAGGCGAGGGAGCGGGAATCGTGCCAGACGTGCCGGCCAAGCGGCTTGCCCTCGACGGCCTGCTCGGGGATGTAGTTGACCTTGACGACGTGGGTCATCCGAGCTGATACCTCTCTACCTGGGCACGCAGCATGTCGTTCTCGGCGATCAGCGCCTTGACGTCCGGCTGGTTGAGCGGCAGGTCGCGGGCGGTGCGCCAGCCCATCTTCGCTGCCGACGCACCCCAGGCAAAGGCGAAGAACAGCGTGGTGAACGCCTTGCCGCAGCACCAGGCGATGGCGAAGATCAGGCCACCGATCAGGCCGAGGATCACCTTGCCCGGTGATGCCTGCCGGGCGTCGGCGGTGATCGCCTCCAGCGGGACGCGCTCATGCAGCGGCTTGCGCCCGTTCGCCGGGGCCATCGTCACCGTGTCGCTCATCACTTCACCTGCTTCCACTGCCGGTCACCTTCGGGCTCTGTCGCATCAGGCAGGCCCTTGATCACGGTCTTGCGGATAGGTGGCCGTGCTGCGGGCATGTCCTGCGCCCACACGCCGAGGGGTGGCCCCATGTCGGACACGAACGGCGGCCCGCCGCCTACCGGCTCATCGTTTTCGGCCCAGCCGCTGTGCTGCCGTTCAGCCACTGGGGATCATCTGCCCTTCCGGTGTAACCGCAAATGCCGAGGCGGGCTGGCCGCCGATCAGGAATTCCTGCTGCTTCCCAGCGGGGATCGACCGCCGGTAACCCACGGTGAACTGGGCGTGCTGGATGTGCTGGCTGCGAGCTAGCTCGTCCACAAACCGCTGGCAGATTGCGTCAGCGTCATCGTCGCGCCCGTTGTCGTGGATGCCATGACCCTGGATGACGATCGTCCACTCACCCACAGCTGCCTCCTACAGAACCGACTTGAGCACGTCATAGCCACGCCCGAACTTACGCGCTGCCCATACTGCCATGGTTCCCGCACACAGCGGGGAAATATCGGCGCTGGTGTCCCGCCGTGCCCAGGCGTGCATCCCGTCACCCACGTCCCGCCGCACACCAGCGGCGACCGCCTTGCCGAGACTGTCCTGGCCCCGGTGAATGATCGTGTTGTCGCTGACACCGCGCACGAACTGGGCATGCGCCTGCGCCACATCCCGCAGCTGGCAGATCTCCAGGATCGGCTCAGCGGTGGGGCGGGGTTTCTTCGCCGACAGCCCCGCCGCCTCACACGCGGTGATCAGCTCAGCCCCCGGCCCGATCGGGTCGATGACGATCTTGGCGACCCGGTTGTTGGCGACCAGCTCCTTCAGGCGCGGCATGATCCAGGCGACCCCGGACCGGTGGTCGTCCCACTGCCCGTCGTTGCCGATCTCCAGCGCGACGACCGGCACCCGGATGACCTCGCCGGTCTTCTCGTCGGCGACCGCAGCCTCGAAACCGGACATGATACCGGCGATGGCGATCGTCGCCGCACCCTGATCGGGGGCGATATCCACCGATATGCAGATCCGCTCCGGGCGGGGCATCTCACCGGGGCCGGGCCATTCGCAGCCGCGCCACAGGTGCTCGCTGATCACCGACCACGACAGCTCGTCCAGGGGCCAGTCGCCGATGCCGAGCCGTTCCCGGTCGAACCCGGCCGGGTCCATCTTGATCAGCTCGCGGGCGATGTGCTCCTCGCTGATGCGGATGTTCATGCCTGGGTTGGCCCTGGCCCACGAATTCGGGTCGTCGCGCCGGTCATGACCGAACGAGCAGCGCCGCTTGCCCTTGTCGGGGCACAGGTCGGGGCAGAACTCACACGACCATTCCATGAAGAACAGCGTCGGGTCATTCTGAGCGAGGCCACGCTTGCGCACCCGGGACAGCTGAATCGAGTCGGGCATCCCCGCTGACGCCGTGTACCACATCTGCGGGTTCGCCACCGCTGACATGGTGGGCATCGACGCGGACACCTGCTCGTCCGACAAGATCATCGCCTCGTCGTAGTAGACAGCGTCGGCGGTGAACGACCGGCCTGAGCCACGGGACCGCGCCAGGAACCGCAGCCGGGGGGCGACGCTGCGGCGGATCTGGGTGCCTTTGTGGCCGTGAATGAGCGTCGGCTCGGGGCGCAGCTCGATGGCCTCCTCGCCGTGGGAGGTGCGGATACCGCCCGGCTTGACCTTGCGCAGCAGCTCGGAGTTGCCCCGGATCATCGACTGCATGCGCAGGAAATGCTCACCGGACGCCTTGAACTCATGCGCGGTGTGGATTTGCAGGGCCTCACGCAGCCCGAAAAGGCCGAACAGCTGGCGGGCTTCGAGCGCGGAGTTTTTCCCGTTTTGACGCGGGATGATCCAGGCCACCTCGAAGGCGGCCCACAGTCCGTTACGGCGGGTGCCCATCGACTGGGTGAGCCCGTAGCCCTGCCACTCATCAAGGATCAGGCCGGACTTGGC